GAACCAGGTGTGCGAATCTGCGCAAGGCAGAATACCAGTTTTAATATTTAAGTTTAACAGAAGGCCAATACAAGTTTGCATACCTTTACATGCAATCAATACTGAGTGGGAAGAAGATAATAAAAAAATAGCCTTTATGCCTATGGATGAATGGTTGGAAATATTAAGAAGAAACTGGAAAGTCTACTCAGCCAAGTCTTTGTGATCTTTGAGCTATATCTATATTAGCTGGAGATCCACCTAATAAACTTTGACTTACGGGAGCTTGACTAGGAGCTGCGACTGAAGATATTTCTGGAAGATCTCCAAGATCTGCAGACAATCTAGGTTGAGTTGCCTCTCTACCTAAATTCATCAATTCAGATGCGCTTTCTTGTAAAAGTCCTCTAATGCTTTGTCCTTCTTCGGTTTCTTCTAAAGCTCTTAAGCCTTCTGTAGCTTGCTCTCCTGCTTCCAAGGTTTGTAAATAAACATCTCTAAAACCGCCACGTGTTACAGTTTGCGCAAAGTAATCAAGCACTTGAACTATAGAATTTTTATCCTGCTTTGCTAATAGAGAAACTATCCTTGGGTTAGAGAATACTTGTTTATAAAAACCAAGAGCTGCAACCATCGGCCAAAGCGCTACGTTAAATACATTTAAGGCCAAAGTACCAGCTACAAGAGTACCAGCTCCACCTGAACCAGTCTCTCCTGCTGTAGCTCTAAGAGTTCTAGAAAAGTTTTTCAAAGATAATGTTAAGTCTTTTCCAAACATCGCTTCTAAAGTATCGTCGCCATACATCGTTAAGGCTCTCTCTAAGTTACCTGGTTTAAATATATCGTTTAATTTTGTGCTGCCTGTTTGAATGCTGTCTCTAAGTATTTGATCTAATGCTTCTTCTTGTATGTCAGTAAAGGCGTCTGCGGTAACTGCATTTTTAACTCTTAATATATCATCTGAAGATTTTGGTCTAAATACTATTTTTACAACTTCTTCTGGAGATGCTGAATCTATACGATCAAAGATTCTAGCCTTTTGCATGTCTGCTGCTTCAGCACTCACCCTGGCTTTGTTTTTTAAAGAATCTATAAATCTTACGAAGCTTTGAGGAGCTCCGGTTGTAGCCTCTAGCTGAGGTATTTTTCCAGATAATTCTGCAGCAACTGTTTCTAACTCTTTTACAGTTAAGTTTGGTTTTAATTTTACAAAATCATCCATCGATTGAAAAAATGCTGTAGATCTATTTCCTAGCAAAGGTTCCAGTTTTTGCCTGTCTTTTAAAACCATGTTTGCAAATCTTGCTGGGTTTATAATTCCAGTTACTGGATCTGTTACAGCTGCTTTAGATTTTTCTTGCATATATCTTCTTAAAAGCTTTTGTCTTGTAGGAAGTCTTTGAACCTCTGGTAAAGCTTGGATAATAGCTTTCATATCTCCAGCTTGATTAATTCCAAATACTGCGTTGTATACATCATCACTATCAACTTTAGCATCACTCATTATTTTTTGAACAACAGCCTTATCAAAAGGTAAATGATTGTTATAATACTTGGCATTTTCTTTTTTCAAATCGTTAATAATTGCAGCTAGCTTCTTTTTATCAGCTTCAGTTCCGCCTATTTTATGAAGATTGTTTGGAAGCTCATTTATCTTTTCGTCAATTAATTTATATACTTTTCTAATTAAATCGCCTTGAGATCCGCCGTTAAAATTGCTAGCCATCTCTTGAGCTCTTACGTTTTTTCTTAAATCTATTAGTTGTTTTAAAGTAACTTTATCGTCTTGTTTATTTAAACCATTTACTAAAGCTGTAATAATTTTAAAATTAGCGTCATCTGCTCTTGCCGCTATAAGAAAGTCTTCATCTAAAGTTTCTTTTACATATCTAGTTATATCTGACATATCTATTTCAAAATCAGGATTAAACTTTTTAATTCTTTCTTCTATAGCTCCATATGCTTGCCTATGATTATCTTGTATAGTTTTGTAAGATTCTTTAATTGTAGTTTGTACGTTTTCTCCAAGTTCTTTTTTGCTTTGTAATATTGCAGAGCTAAATCCACCTGTTTCAGAAGCAAGATCATTCATCAGTTTATTTAATTCGTTGGTTACATCTTGGTCTGCTTTTTCCAAAGCCGTTCTCTTAGCTTTTAGTTCTGCTATAACTTTTGAATCTGTTTCTGAAAATATAGAGTATTCATCTAGCTTAGCTCTTTGATCAGCTATCTTTCTTTTTAACTGATTTAAGGCTGCCATATTGTAAGCAATAATTCCTTGCTCTCTTCTAGCTTTACCAAAAATAGTTTCACCTGCTGCCTGCATTCTTCCTGGTATTTCTCTGCCTAAAGCTCTTTGCGTTGGTATCGCTTTAAATCCTAATTCTTTTACTTCGCCTCTTTTTACAGCTTGGCTTATCTCTTTTTCTGTAGCCGTTTTACCAAGTTTATTATCCAACCTAATTACGTCATCCATACTTAAGCCTTTAGAAGTAATATAAAAATCTCTTATACTTTCTGTTGGAGCTTTTCTGCCAAAAAAAGCGCCAAGAGCTTTTGCTCCTAGTTCTCCTAATCCTTGGCCAGTAACGCCAATAGCAAATTCTGTTTTTAACAAATCAGCTAATTCTCCAGCATCTTTATCTTGGAATCCTTGTAATACGTCTACTGATTCTTCAGCCGCTTTACCGCCTGCTGCTCCGATACCAGATGCTATAGATCTACTTACAGTTGGAGCTTTGAATAGATATTGAATACCTTTTAGTAATCTTCCTTGAGGACTAAGAGCTGCAATCGCTCCAGCGATGGGACCAATAGCTCCAGCAAAATCTGCGTAGTCGCCAGCGCTACCAAACTTGTTTTCATCTATAACAATATTTTTATTAGACTGTTGATCTTCATCTAGTAATCCTTTTTCAATAAGAACTCTTTGTCCTTCTGGAGTAATAGCAAAATCACCTTTAGTTGTTGTAGTAAATCCTGTACTGTCAACGTAAGCTCTTAAGACGTTTTCTTTTTCTTCTCTTTTTTCCTGTCTTGCTAGAGCTTGTCTTAATCTTGGAGCGTTGATACCTGTTTCGTAATCAAAGTATATAGAATCAAAAATAGGCGACGCCTCTTTTTTTGCAATCTCTGATTTAAGTATCCTTACGGCTTCTTCTCTTGAGTTAGCTTCTACCGGTACTGTAAGATCATCCGTTAATCTGAATCTGTAGGTTTTCATTTATTAAATTGACTTCTAAAATCTATATCTATAACTTGATCTGCGTAATCAGATGAATAACTTTCTGGATTAAAACTCATTATTATTCGTAATAAATCATCGTTTTGTTTAGCAACTACTGAAGGTCTTCCTACCAAGCTAAAGAAGTCTAAAGATGCTGCTATATCTCCTTTGGTCTGATTTGCAGATTTAAGTGTTTTCTCTCTAGAGTCTCTTAGCTTTTTCAGTATTTCTGCAGGAGATGTTCTAAAAGTAATATTACCAAATACATCTTTAATAACTTCTCTATCTAAGTTAGAAATGGTTCTTCCAGATTCTCCAAGAATCTCTCTAATATTTTCTTGTTGTAATACTTTTAATATAGCATCTGCTCGGCTTCTAGCATCTACGTTAGCCCAGTCTTTTGGCCCTTTACCTAAAGCTGTAGCTGCTTCAGTTATTAGTTTTCCAGCTAAGCCAGATAAACCTGTTGCGCCTCCAGCCTCTACAATAGATATTACTTCATCTACTTGCTTAACGTTATTCTGAGATTTTTGGAAAAGTTTTATTTGTTCTGTTAATTCTTTATTTGTATCTCTAATTTTTGCTGCGTCTGTTGGCTTCATACCAAGCTCGCCTAAGGCTTCAATACGTTCTAATTCTATTTCTTGAGCAAGTTTCTGTTGTTCTAATTCTCTTAAACCTCTTTCTTCAGCTGCAAGCGCTGCACCTTTTGCTAAGCCAGATGCCATATCTTCTGAAGTGGCCAAACCTTTTGATAAGTTAGCAACAAATCTTACGAAGTTTGGATTAGAAAATACGTTGCCTGCTCTTTGAAAATCTCCTGCTGGAACTACTTCTGGCTTTGTTTCTGTAACTGTTTCTTCTGTTGTAGTTACAACATCTTCAGAAACAACATCTTGTTCCGGTTTTTCTTCAATTACTTCTTCAGCTGTTTCTTCTGTAGTTGTTGCTACTTCCTCTTCAGCTTCTACATCTTCTGTTACTGTATCTGCTGGAGGCGAAGTCTTTTCTAAATCTTCTAATTGTTTTGATAGGTCTGCAGTTTCTGGTGGAATATATGAAACTCCAGGTATTTGTAATAATCTTGCTAAACCAATATCTCTTTTAGATATTTCATCTCCAGGAATAACATCTTGGAATTTTTCTCTTCCTCTTTGGCCTCCTACTAACTCACCCGCAAATCCAGCAATTCCCTCAATTATAGGTCTGCCTATATTAGCAAGACCTCTTCCGGCTTCTTGAGCCCCGTATCCAAAATCTCCTGGTCCAGCAAAGGTGCCTCTTCTTTCCTCAAAGCTGCCTCCCATTTTTTCGCTTATTCTAAAAGGCTCGTCCATCTTTGCAAAATTTTCTAAGGCAGATGCAACATCTGGGCTAAATTCAAAGTCTCTATTATTAATTATTGAATATAATGTAGTTCCACCTATTCTTCCTTGTTCAACTTGTTCTGAAAAATTAGCTGGTAGTTGATATATTGAGTTTGTAAATTTATCTCTTATTTGATTAGGTTGTAAGTCTGAAGACGCAAAGCCAGCTTTTGGCTCTTCTGTTACCTCAACAGCATCTAACGAAGCTAGACTTGGTTCTGGCATTTCAATAGAAGTTTCTGGCAAAGCTAAATATTCTTTAGCTTCTTCGTCTGTTAAGTTAAAGTTTGTTTTTAGACCAAGTATTTGGTTAAATGTTCCTAAGTCTTTGGTAGCTTCTATATATCTTCTAATCTGATCTAGTTCTATATTTTTAGGCAACTCTATTTTTGGAGCTTGCCTTTGAACTACTTTGGTTTCTGGAATTTCTTGAAATACATTTATATTACCAGTAAATTCATCTGCACCAGGACTAGCGATTGCTGGATTAACGCTACCGCCTAAACCGCTTACTACACTTTCTATTTCTGAAAAAGAAACATTTGGAATCATTTCTTTTATTTCAGCTGCGTTGTAGCCTTGAGATACGTAATATTGAATTAACTTTGGTACATCAACTCTAGGCTGAGGTCCAGCGTTTACCACATCTCCTTGAGCAAACATTCTTCTTTGTAATATATTCATTAGCCTGTTGTTGTACCTGCTGTTGTTCCTGCTCCATATCCATAAGGAGCTTGTCCTGGCATCAAGCTAGCGTAAGCTCCTAAACCTGCAGCTAAACCTTGTTGTAACGGATCAACAGGCATACCGTAAGTTTTTCCAACTTGAGTTGAGCCTGATTGATACTGAGGAGCAAAGCCTTGCATAAACTGCATAGCTCTCATCGGATCTTGTCTCATCGCTTCTCTGTAGTCGTATTCTCTGCCGTATTGAGTTTCCATCAAGTCTCTTGGTACTCTACCTAGACCCATCAGCTCTTCTCTTTCTCTCATACCCATTTGCTGATAACTTTCTCCTAGTCCACCTAATTGACTTCCAAAGCCAGCCATTCTGCCGCCTATTCCGCCTAGTTGTTGGCCGTATCCTGCAAGAGATGCGCCAATACCTCTGGCCAAATCTCCTCTCTGTTGTCCTAAACCTAGTATATCTCCAGCATATCCACGTCTTGCGCCTGCTAGAGTTTGACCGTATCCTGCTTCTCTTTCACCTGCTCTTTCAAGAGCTTGTCTGCCAAATCTAGATTCTTCAATAGCTCTTTGTTGCGCAGTTCCAAAACCTTGAGAACGTATGCCTGCTAGAGCTTCGCCTAAACCTCTGCCTAAAGCTGCTTGTCTTTCACCAGCACCTAGTCTTGCTCTTGAACCAAATGCAGATTGACCACCTGATTGTATATCTCTTGCTCTTGCTGCTATATCTTGTTGAGCGCCGCTTTTCATCACATCTTGAATGGTTTGTTGTACGACTTGTTGTTCAAACGGATCGTAGAATGCTGCTGTTGATCTTGGGTCAAAACCTCTTAAAGAAGCTCTTTGATATTCTCTTGCTGAAGGCCCTTGTCTTCCAAGACTGCTCATCAAATCTCCAAGACCAGCTCCGTATTGTTGCTCTGCTTGCGCAAAGTAAGGTTGTTGTAAAGCGCCAGATCTTCTAGTTGCACCTATAGCCTCATCTAATAAGCCTCTTTCTTCTCCGAGCATTCCCATTCCGCCAAGCAAAGCTCTTTCTTGCGCTTGTAAGTATGGCTTGTATCCGCCAATACCGCCGTAGGCTTGTTGAATAGCGGCAGTTTCTAAAGGAGAAAGACCAGCGGTTTTTCTCATCGTTGGACCCATATCTAAATATCTTTGCGCTGCTCTTCTTGAACCTGCTAATAAACCTTCGTAATCTGGAGAGCCAAAATAAAGTTCTCTTACAAAAGGATCAGAGATAACCTCTCGTCTTGTTACATCTTTTAATACTGGGTTAATAGGTTCTGCCATTATATTGCCTCAAAAATATCCATTAGTTCGCGCATGTTTTCTACGCCTTTTTTACGAGATGGCTTACCACCTTGAACAAGTTCTATACCTGATTTATTTTTTTTTACGTTAAATGCGCCAGCGCCTCTGGTAGCTTTCGCAGTCATCACATATTCGCCGTCACTTAACATCGCAGGTATATCATCTGAAGTACCTGTACCTGGGCCTGCTGATTCGCCACCATCTCTCATATCTAATTCAGCGACTCCACCCATATTAAAATATTGTCTTACAATTCCTCCACCTTCGTAACCATATACTGGTCCACCTCCAGCAAACTCTAAAGCTTTTGGAGCTGGTCCTAAACCAAACTCGCCTCTAGTTCCATCTGTTCCTAATTCTTTTGCTAATTGGTATCTGCCAAGAGCATCCATCGTTACGGCTGGAGTTTCAGCTAAACCACCCATTCTTTCTTTGGCTGATTCGTAAGTTACTTTACCCAGCAATCCAGCGAGCGCAGCTGCGCCTAGGCCTCCGCCCATTCCGCCACCTCCTGCTCCGCCAATAAAACTGCCTAAACCTCCACCTCCTGGGCCTGTACCCAAAGCATCTTCAACGCTTTGAGGCAAGAATTTAGCGCTTAAAAACTGACTTAAAGTTTTACCATCCATAAACTGCCCTGAGGGCTGAGATGTAATAGGATTTCCAGACTGATCTAAATAACCAGCTTCAATCATTTGTTCGGTTGTTAATTGAGTACCATCTGGTAATTGATATAAATCTGTAGGATTTCCAGCTTCATCTAAAACTTGCGTAGGTTGCTGTCCACCCATTCCTCCGCCAAATAGGCTGCCTATACCTCTTCTAAGACTTGGGCCAATAGTTCCGCCAAAGATTCCTTTAGTTCCTTCTGCAGGATTAAAATAGCTTCCTATACCGCTTTTAAGTCTTTGAAATATATTTCCTTTGGCAGCATCTGCAGCTCCAGTAGCTGCGCTACCAGCTCCTCCAAATAGCTTACCGCCAGCAAAACTTAAAGCGCCTCCAAGTAAAGCTTCTTTTGTAGATAATCCAGATGCTTTACCTGCTACTGCTGTTAAAGCAGCTTTAGCTATCGGTCCAACTCCTGGTATAAAATTTATTGCAATAGGTGCAACTTTCTTTACAACTTTCTTTACAGACTTAAATGTTTTCTTTAACCAGCCAAACTCTGGCATACCTGTAATAGGATTAATAGACATACCTGCGCCAACAGTATATTCATCCGGAGATAGGCCTACAGCCTTCATCTCAGCTTCTATACGAGCTCTTGTTTCTGGAGAGATGATAGGTGGTACGACCATTTCGCCTTGGGCGACGTGAGCCATATATTGGTCTTCATCTCTACCTAATTTTGCTAATCCTTGTCCGCTATTGTCTATTTTATTCATCATACTATTGTAACCTTAATTTTCTTTACTGTTAATTGATTCTTCCTCAGAATTAAGCCAAAAAACCAATAAATATCTATCGCCTTCCTCAACTGCTAAGCCTCGATGCATGTGAGTATAGCTAGGAAATATTAGACCGCTACCTGTTGGTAAAGGCTCTACAATTCCTCTGTTTAAAAATTCTGTTCCGCCGCCTTTGTAATCGCCTGTATTTAAGGGTACTACAATACTAACATCTGAACTGGCGTCGTGGTGCCAAGCACCTTGTTTTTTATTCTTTAAATTATAATTTGCTATCTGTATATTGCCACCTGTAACGTGGCGATTCCATATTGTTAATAAAATTGGATTAATAAAAGATTGAACTACGTATAGCAAAGAGTTGTATAACTCTGGACATTTTTCACTTAAAACTATTTCTGGTATTTGTCTAAGTTCGTCTTCTTCTGGATTCGGGCAAAATGAAAAATGTTCTTGCATATTGCTTATTTCATCTAACAATATTTGACAAAACTTTTCTGAAAACAAAGGAACGGTATATACCTCTTTTAAAGGCTCTGATATAACGCTTTTTAAAGGATTATTTTCTGGGTTATCTACACCCATACTTTTGTAAAAGTCTACGATATTTGGAAGAGATGCTTTGGCTTTTTCTAAAATTTCTTTATTTAAAAACCAATCAGACGGGTATGCGAGTAATAGATTTTTAAGCTCGTATTTTTGTTCTTCTAAATATATTTTTTCTGCTAGCATGTTGTTCCATATGTTAAGGCGTTGAAACTGTTACGCTTCCTAACGCTGATGTAGCAGAAACTCCTGTTAAGTAAGTGCGATGGCTCGTTAAATCAATAAACTCAGTCCCGTCAAATACTTGTAGCGTTTCTGTTGTTGTATTAAATATTAGCGTGCCTTGATTAAAATTCAAAGAATCACGTTCAGTAGTCGATAATTGTATCGTATTATCTGGGTCTACTGATCCTAAGTTTATCTCTAAAATTCTTATAAGTCTATTAAAAACAGAAGCTGGCACATATTCACCTGTAGCAATCGGTAGTTGAGTTTGTAATAGTTTGCTCATCTTCTACCGTCAGGTTTAATATCTATTCTGGTAGCCCCCAATCTCCATCCAATACCTAAATTACCGTTGTTTGTAGCGTCGTCGTTTGACTCAAACCGCAATACCATTTGTCTTGCTCTTCCTCTAACATACGCCTGTTGCGTTGTTTCACTTATTTGGTTTGTTGAATTAGTTGTTAAAGAATCTCCAGGAAAGTTTCTGGTTTTAACAACAATATTAACAGAGCCGTCGTTCTGGTTTTCTATAAATTTAAAGTCAGGAATAATTCTTCGTATAAGAGTAAATTGATCACCTTCGCCTATATCAAAGTCAGAGCTTTCTATAAAAACGTTAGTCATCGGCGATCCGTCGTCGTCAAATCCTGTTTCTTGTTCGTATAAATATCCGCCGTTTACTGCTCTTGGAAAGTTTTCTATACCAGCATCTAGCCAAGCTGTTCTGCTTAACTGGCCATACGTCCAAAGGTTTTCCATATAGTTATAGATAACATATCTATTTATTTCCTTGCTATCAGCAGAGCAATAGAACCAACCTACTTCGTTTTTATCAGCAATAGTAAAAGCGTTTATTTTAAAGGATTGTACTAAGTTGATATCGCCAAATACGTAATTATGAACGTTGCAAGGTATAGTTTGAACGCTACCGTTATAGCTATAAAAATTATTGTAGCCCATCCAGTAAATAGCTGAAGGCGCTGTTACTGCGGCTTTAGGACCAACTAATCCTGTTCCTTCGTTTACTAGGTTTACTGCAAAAGTAAATGGCGGTCCAACAAACTGCATACTATATAAGGCAGTATCAGTCCATACAAGTATCTCTTGCCTTGATTTAACAGCTCCAATAATAGATGAACCAGATGATAATCGTAACGAACCAGCGGTATTAGTAATTAAAGGCTCAAACTCTAAATTATTCTCTTGATCAGAAAAAGCTATAAGCATCGGATCTACTGTACCGGTTCTAGCTGTACCTGCATCATTTAAAGGATCTGCTCCCAATACAATTAAATGTCTGTCTTTTTCAGAAGTAATAACTTGTAAGCCTACGGTTGGAACCAAGTTAGCTCCTGATATACCAGACATATCTACAGCTCTAGTATCGGTACCATTATTTTCTGTCCATTGATAAATACCGCCGCCTCTAACATTCATTATTAGGTTTTCGCCAAAGTGATCATGCGTCCAAAGTCTAAGCTGGTTTACTACGGACAAAGCTGTTGCAGAACCAAAGGTTCCCTCCCCCCAACCGTTTAAGCCCCAACCAGTACCAGGTATATACACATCTAGTCCTACGTTTATTTGATAAGTTCCTACGGTACTTGATCCGCCATTTCCTGTATCACTTGAGTTTGCTGTTACAGTATCTCCGTTTGTATCTTTAGCCGTGATGGTATAAGTGTCGGTTGTTACTGATACTATTTGATACTCTTGATTTAAAACATCTGCTGTTATATTTCCACCCAAGCTTACTGCTCCGCTAAAAGTAACAAAGTCATTCATTACTGCGCCATGCGCAGTATCACTTACAGTAATAGTAGATGAGCCATCTGTTGCAGCAAAAGTAACATCTCCTGCTGCTGTAGTAGCTCTTATAGGGGTGACGTCGTTAAAGTTAGAGCCCTCTTCTATATAATATTTCCAAGTAGTACCAAGACCTAAATACTTAGTTCCTTCTAAAGCAACCCAAGGATGCAAAGCTCTGCAAGTTCCAAGAAAGCTATTAGGAGTATTTTTAGCCCATCCGCCAAATTTTTCTGGATATCCTTTTCTAAAACGAACTAAGTTGACGTCAAACCAACCGCCCTCGTTACTATAATCGGTACCTTCTCTGTTGATACCTGGGTTAAATACTGCTTTCTGTAAGGTCATTTAAAGGCTCTAATTCTGGTATTTTGTTTATCGTTAATAAAGTTTTAATCAAAGACTCTTTTGAGTCAATATTTTTTAAATTTTTTGCTGTCTTTGCATATTCTGTTTGATTTCCATCTTCTGTATAAGGAACAAAGAAAACCTTGTTAATAGGCAAGGCAACAAGGCAAAACATATCTATTTGCCCGTTTCCATATCTTACCATTTTATTTTGTCGAATGTTATCTTGAGTTCTTTTGCTGGTTCGTATTTCCCAGCGATAATAATCAGATCCTCTGCGTTTATAAGTGCTGTTTGTAGTCTTTACTTGTACTTTATAGAGTTGACCTTGATGGTCTAAAATTAAATCGGAACGATGACCTGCTGGAGCTAAAATAACAGAGTCGCAATATCTCATCAAATATGACGCTGCCAAATATTCACCTGCTAACGCAATACGCGTTGTAGCATGTGGCATTTTATCTCCTTATATTTTTCCCCACTCCTTACCTTCAAACAGTAGGGATTCTGCGTTTCTTCTCCTTACCAAACCCTCTAAAACTTTTCCGCCTGCTTTATTCCATCTTTGCATTTGCGCAGGCACATCTTCATAATCTTTATTGTTTAAAACTTTTAACATCGTAGACGCTTTTAAATTAGCCGGACCAAGATTAAATACCCAAGATACCAAAGCGTCAAATTGATTTTGGTTTAAATCTACCTCAACCAAATCATTTATATATCCTTCGTATTCTTTCATTTCTTCTAATAAAAGATGATCAGCCTCTTCTTGAGTTATAGTATCGCCTTCTTTTACACCTTTAGTAGAACCATATCCTATAGTCCAAACTCCAGCCGCGCATTTATAAGCTTCAAGCTCGCAGCCTTCAAACTTTTTAATAAGGCAAATGCCTTCCTGAGATATATTCATATTATTCTCCTTTGTTGCTTGAGTTAGAAGCTCCAAAATAAAACGAAATAATTGCGCTAGCCAGTCCACCTAAATATCCTAATACTAAATTAATTAAAGCTTCTGAGTTTTGTTCTGGCGGTTGTAACGTAACCAAGAATATATAACCTAAAAAGCCACCTATAGTTGCTATACCAATTATTCTTGCGGTCCAGTCTTTAGAAAAATAGCCTCTAGCGTTTTCTTTTTCTTTTGCTTCTAAAGCAAAGATATCAACCTCAAGCTCTTTCATTTTTATTTCAAAATCTTTTTCAGCTTTTTTAAGTTGAAGCATTTGTTCTGGAGTTGCATTTTGAATTGCTGCTTCAATAGACTTTGGATTATTTGGAACTCCCAAAACCTCAGATATCATATTAGCAGCCATACCACCCATAGGTCCGCCCAAAGCTGTACCAAGTGTAGGAGCTACTGCGCCTACAACGTTTTTTAATAATCCTTTAAATTTCATAGTAGAACAGATACTAAGGCTATAGCTAGAGCGCCTATAAAGCCAAATACTCCGAAGGTTGTCATT